ATTGTTGCGAACCACGAGAATATGTCGGTCGCATCAGCAGTAGCAGTTGGCGCAACAAAGGTAACAGTTACCCTTGGAGCAACAGCAGCTACAGCTAACCAGTACAAGGACGGTAAGCTCGTAATGAACGACGCAGCAGGTGAAGGAATTGCATACCGCATTTCTGGCCACCCAGCAGCAGCAACGACAGCAAACCTCGTTGTCACGTTGGCAGAACCAGTTAAGGTTGCTCTTACAACGTCCTCACAGGCTTCTCTTATTGCAAACCCATGGAGCGCAATCCTCGTTTCGGTAACTGACCAGGCTGATATGGCCATCGGTGTACCAAACGTATCTATCACAAACGCAGAGTACGGATGGGTGCAGACACGAGGTGTTTGTGCAGGTCTTGCAGATGAGACGCTCGCTATCGGTACAGCCCTTACAATTGGTTCTAGCGTTGCTGGTGCCTTCGAGGTGCTTGACGCAGCAGGTGAGCAGAACTTGGGTGTATCTATCCAAGCAGGTGTTGACACGGAATACCGAGCAGTCTACCTGATGATCGACTAGGTAAGTTCATCGGGGGCTAGGATCGCATCCGAAGAGAGGTTTTAACCCTGCCTCCTGCCCCCGATAGAATGGAAAGGGAATTAAGTCGGGTCTTAATATAAACCTATGCCACAAGCACTCAAGTTCCATAACTTCTCTGACGAGGACCTCACATTCAAATGGGATGGAGATACCTATGAAGTGAAGGCTGGAGAACCAATGCTCCTTCCAGATTATCTAGCTAAGCACGCTTGCAAGAACCTAGTTAATAGAGAGATCCAAAAGGTCCCTCTTATGCAAAATGGTGAGCAGGTGAAGATCCACGGTCAACTACAATGGCTTAATACCGATCACTTCTCACGTTCTGAGTTTGAAGCGCGGTGTTTCCCAGATGAAGAGATCATTGAAGCTAAGTCAGACATTCAGCTGGGCGTTGAGATGGCGAACGCAAAAAAGAAGAAGATAGCGAAGAAAACAAAAGAAGTAGAGTTTGAAGGACTGAAGAAATAGTATGCGTCTGATGCCAAAAACTGAGGCGCTCAAGAAGGTCCAGACTCAACAGAGTAAGAGAAAACAAGACCTAGACCGTGCTGATAAGGCTTTGGCAAAGATCACTAAAGCAGTCAACAAGCTAAAAGACGAACAGGCGCGGGTATTGGGGTCAATGGAGTCTAATGCTCGCGCCCGTCGAGAGGAGTTAGCACGTGAGATTGCTCTTATAGAGAATGAGCTGATTACCTTAGAAGAACGTAAGAGAAAGGCCCTTGAGCCTGTTGATGCTCTTATTGTGAAGAACAACGAGATCAGAGCAGACCTAAAGGTTCAGAGTAAGGATCTATCTAAGCGAGCTAAGAAGGCAGATGCTACGACAGAGAAGTATCAGAACAAGCTCGTAAGGCTGGATAACAGAGAGCTTAACTTGAAAGAGGATCGCAAGACGCTATCTAGCAATCAGAAGGTGCTCAAGAGAGAGCAGAAGGAGCTGAAAGAGGCTTCAGATCGTCTCGATGGCAAGAAGATACACTTCCAAGCACACCGAGCTTTCCAGTTCGCGGACATAGAGCGACAGCGTAAAGGGGTTGATAAACAGACACGTCAGAATGCCTCAGATTTGAAAAAGATTGCCAAGGAGCTAGCTGGGGTCGAAAAGACTCGTAAACACGTTCTATCGCAGTCACAGAGCCTCAACGCAGCATTCAAGTTGGCTCGCAAGAAAGGAATTAAGATATGAGTAGAGACGAAAACTCACAACCAGTCCCATTCGGGGTGAACAGTAGTGGTCAGACGCTCCTTCGTGTTGACCCAGCTACAGGCCGCCTCATCATTGCAGTGCAAAACACAACTTCAACATCACCCTCTGGTGTTGTGAAGAAGGTTGATGAAAACTCACATCCAGTGGACTTCGTCGTAACGGATAGCGCGCCATCAGTCGCAGCTCCTCTTATAGTTGATTCTCGGACTATCGCAGATTCGCCATTACTCTTTATAGATTTGAACATAGAATAATATGGGAAATGCACCTACTGATGAGAACTCCGCCAAAGGTCTCACAGCAGTCACAGATGATGGCAACGCAACAATCACACCTTTAGAAGTTGACTCTGCTACAGGGCGTCTTAAATGCACCGCTACTCTTTCTGATGTGGCTGTCTCTAACCTTGCAGATGGTACGGATGGAGAGTTAATTACATGGGACTCCAGTGGAGTAGCGACAACTGTTTCTGTAGGAATATCTGGCCAGGTACTTACTTCTAATGGAGCAGGTGCAGCACCTACATTCCAAACCATCAGCGGTGGTGCCAGTACAGCACTGGATAACCTAGCCTCAGTAGCGATAAATACATCCCTCATTTCAGATACAGACGTAACAGATGACCTTGGTAGTGTCTCGATTGCATGGAAGGATCTTTACCACGTAACCAGTATATTCTTGGGAGCAACGTCGGGGGATACTACTGTTCAAGCCACAGCAGTAGCAGGAACCACAACCCTCACCCTACCTGCCGCAACAGACACGTTAGTTGGAAAGGCTACTACAGATACTCTTACGAACAAGACTATTGATGCTAATGGTACCGGTAACAGCATTACAAACATTGATACAGCTGATATAGCGGCAGCTACACTTGTAACTGAGGCTGATACCATCGCATCAAATGATAATGACACTACATGGCCTACAAGTGCTGCGGTTAAAGACTACGCTGACTTGTCTCTTGCTGTAGATGGAACAACAGGTCGTATCTTACGTACGTTTGCTGTAATTATTCGTGACGGTACGAATGCGTCCACTCTAAAAGTTAGTACAAGTAGTCAGTTTAATGGGGATACTATTTCAGTAGTTGATAACGTTGCAAAAAGTGCCACTACGAGTGGGTTTACCTTGAATGCTGGTGGTACTCAGTTGACAATCGAGGCGTCGATTATGTCAGGCGACACGCTCGCCGTACTGGGTAACTATATTGGGCTTAACGATACAGGGACAGTTATTACGACGGATGTACAGGTCATCTCTAACGACATCCAGATTGGCTTCCGTGACGCTTCGGCGGGGACGCAGCTAGACAGCACGTCTATCATTGATACGTCTAAGAGCTTGAACGTGTTTATCTCTTACATTACTGACGCATAGTATGGCTGAGCAGTATAAAGACGTCATACGCAAGGATGGTGACTATATCCTCAAGCGTGCTAATGGTGATCTCGCACAAGATGCAGATCAGTACGGCGTTATCTTTATTGCTCGACATCCAATTGAGATACTACGAGTTTCAGAGGTACATTCAACAGCAGGTACAGATGGAAGTGCAGTCACACTCGACGTTGAGAAGCTGACCGGGACCACAGCGCCAGGTTCAGGGGCAACTATTCTAGGTTCTACGTTTGATCTCAAGAGTACAGCGAATACCGTTGTGAATAAGGAGACAATTAACTTAGTATCTGGTCTGGGCCGCATCCTTCAAGAGGGAGACAGACTGGCTCTAGTTGACACAGGAACTCTTACGGCGCTCACAGACGTCTGTGTAACCATTTACTATAAAACTGCTGGACAAGGCGATTACCGTTAATATGCCGAAGATCAAAGGAAATATATTAGTGTGGGATGAACAAGATTGGCTTGGTGGTTTGCACCAGCAATACTTGACGTCTACCGGTGGTTTACAACGTCAGGAGAACAAGATTGCGTCCATGCGATCGACTGATCCTTACAGAAACCTAGGATATTTAACGCCAGGCTTTTTAGCTGCTGATGTCACTGATGTAGCACAGGTTACTTCCATTTTACGGAAAGGGGTCGTTAACGGTACGACTGGTTACATCATCTCCGAAGGCCCTGATCTGCATCAATTCACCGTGGCTACTGGGGCTATCACAAACGCAGGAACGTTCCCGCACACAATTGCTGCTCATGGTGGTCATGCGACAGTTATTGGTGATGACTGTGTTATTTACGATGCAAATGTTTCTAGTACGCTGACTAAGCAGGTGTTCTACTCATGGAATGACAACACAGACGGAGATGTAGGTATTTATAACATTGGGGCAGGCACATTCAATGATGACTATCTTTCAACTGTTCCTGCGGGAGCGGCTGCTCTTACTCTTGGTGTAGCGCATCCACTGGTCGTGGGCAAGGACGACATTCTGTACATCGGAAATGGGAATGTAGTTGACGCATTTGATGGTCAGACTGGTGCAGATGGAACCCTATCGGCAGCCGTGCTCACTCTCCCAGAGGATTATGAGATTACAGCCTTCGCTAAGACTGACGTTTACCTTGTTGTATTTGCATATCGTCAAACTGCTGGCGGTAGCTTTAACTTGGGAGAAGCTACAGCCTTTTTCTGGGACTATTTATCAAACGACCCTACTTTGGTGATTGATTTGAACGATAACTTTGTCTCAGAAGCCTTTGAATGGCGTGGGACAGTCGGCTGCTTTACCCAGGGACGTCGAACAAACCCTACAAGTAACGCTCATGCGTCTAAAATCCAGCTTTATAATCCGGGTACTGGTCAATTTGAGACATTAACGTCGTTTACAGGTAACGCTCCTATCCGTGGAGGCGTAGCGGTCACTGGCGAGATCATTCAGTTCAATAGTGCCGGTAATCTCTTCCAATGGGGGACAGCATTTGAAGGAAAACCCGATGTTCTGGTCCAAACAGCTGAAGGAGACGGTACAAGTGAGGGGATGTTCTTAGCTCCGGCCACCGCTGTGCAGCTTATCTCTACTGGTACTACCACTTCAGGCGGATTACAGACACTTAATGGGAACTTCTTTGCTACATCGTTTGTAGAAGGGTCATTTGCTGAGCCGGTGTTCTCTACGGGTAAGAAAGGCCGCTTGAAAGAGGTGAAAGTCCGGTTTAGAACTGCTGTATCAGGAGGTCGAGCCATTCGATTGCTCGTACAGGACCGTTTAGGCAACCAAACCAACATCTTTGGCAACTCTACTAACCTGACAACTATTAATAGTAAGAATATCGCCAAGGTAGACCGATGGACTGAGACTGGCGATCCATTACCTGAGTTTGATGCTATTAAGCCAGTGTTCGTTTGGAAAGCTGGCAGTGGGGCAACTACAGCTCCGGTCATCGCTCAGGTTGAGTTTCATTTTGAAGAGGTAAACGCATAATATGTTTAGATCATATACAGACGCACGAAACCAGTACGGGAAGCTGACTCAAGATACAGCAGCAGCTAACCTCACACTGGGAGACATGCTTATTAACGAAGGGACGGAAGACTTGCTTGGTGACTTGGACTGGTGGTTCTTGGAGACTAGCGTTACTCGCACGACGGTGGCTAGTCAGAGTAACTACAAGCTGGCCCATGACCATGACAAGATCTTGGGGCTTACAGTCACGGTTTCTTCGACTGTCTACACTCCAGATGAGGTTAGTAGCCGTGAGGAGTGGGACACGTTGCAGCTCACTACAACTACGTCGGATATTCCGTCTAAGTTCTTCGTGTTCGGTGACGAGGTTCACATCTGGCCTACACCGGCCTCATCTAGCAATAGCGTAACTATTTACTATAAGAAGAATGTAGCCGAGCTTTCACAGGCTGACTACACTACTGGAACGGTTACAGCTATCGCTAATGGAGCTACTACTCTGACAGCTAGTGGCACGACATTCATTGATGCCATGATTGGACGATACATCCGCATCCCTCCTGATGACGGAGATAACGAGTGGTACAAGATCGCCTCGATCACAAGTACGACAGTCTTAGAGCTTGATGTGGCATACACAGGGACTACGATATCGGGAGGCACAGCCTCTTACACGATTGGTGAGATGTCTGTCCTCCCTCAGAAGTACCAACTAGCACCTATCCGATACGCAGTACGTGAATACTGGCTCTTACAGGACAACCCTAGTCGAGCTGATCGTCACGACGTCTACTACGAGAAGAAGAAGACACAAATGCGTAGGGATCAAGGTAATAGATCAGTCCACATGGGAGTCGTACCTGTGGGCCTTGGCATGATAAATCCAAACTTAACTGTTTCTAGCATAGGATAATATGGCACGCGCAAAACAAAGATTCTCTAATTTATTCCGAAATATAAAGAGGGTAGGGTCATCCATAGCTGCTCCTATTGGGAGTGCTCAGAGGACTTCTCGTCAGAAAGTTTCTCAAGGGATTGGTACAGCATTCCGTGGTCTAGGCGCTGCCGGTAAGACTGTTGGTAAGACTGTTGGCGCTGGCCTTAGTGCTGGAGTCAATACGCCATTCACCTCTCCTCAACCACAACTAGCGAAACCTACGGCTCCTCCTCAACCTATTGGTCCTCGTCGTCCTATCGGACCTCAGAAGCCACCACCAGGCCAGACACAGGCAGCTGCACGCCCACCAGATACGCCAGTATCAGCTCCACAGGTTGCAGTGCCAGAGATCGCTCCAGCACCTCGTACTGACTTCGCGCTAGAACGTCGTCAAGAGCCAGTTGCTCAGCCACTCCCGGTAGCTCCAACGCCTACACCATTACCGACACAAGTGGCGGCGGCAGCTCCATCAGCGCTATCATCGGCTGAAGCGCAGCGTGAGGCTATCCGAGCACAGCTACTTGGTACGATAGCTCCATCAGCACAAGAACTGGCTATACAGCGTCAGATTGCAGACCTTACAGGTGCTACTCGATTGGGAGTATCAGGACTAGAAGGACAGGGACGAGCCATCCCACTCTCGCTTATTAGAGGACAGCAAGGTCTTCTACAGGAGCAAGGGCAGATTCAACAACAGACTCTCCAACAGCAACTAGCCATCCAACAGGCAGCACGCCAGGCTCAGAGCAATGTAGCTCTAGCTCAGCTCGGCTTCTCTAACGAGGATATTGCAGCTATTCGTGAACGTGAGGCAGCGGCAGCAGAGGCAGCGGCTACACAGGCTACACCGTTCGAGTTTGGAGGCAACCTAGTACGGTTCAACCCAGCCACAGGCCAGGTAGAGACGGTTTCAGAAGGACCTGTGACGGGTGATCCATTTACGCTTGGTGAAGGTCAGCAACGATTTGATGCACAAGGTAACTTGATTGCAGCCGGTCCAGAGGCTGCAACAGATCCATTAAAAGAACTGGAGCAACAGTTAAAGATTCAGAAACTACAGCAAGACTTAGCTGGTGGCGGAGACAGAAACGAGTCACTATCTCCAAATGAGATGGAAAGCCTGGGCATTGACCCTGGTCAGTTTGGTCTACTCACACGAGGTCAGGCTGATGACTTGTTACGCAGTGGACGGATTGAATCACCTGCACAGAAGTTGCAGAAAGATGCTGAAGCGAACGCCCGCGATAAGATTGCATCTATTGACTTGATTCTTGACAGCCCTGGATTAAGCAGTTCTGTGGGTACATTCTCACAGACAAGGATTGCAACACCGTTCAATCAGGCGGCTAGACAAGAGTTTGTAGGAGCCGTGAATCAGCTTATCAGTCGTGAAACTCTTGACTCATTGATTGCAGCGAAGGCTCAAGGAGCAACATTTGGCGCATTGTCCGATACTGAGATTGCTATTTTGGAACGAGCAGCAACTAAGATTGGAAGTTGGATAGATACAGATGCGCTAGGTAACACTGTCTTTAAAGTGAGTGAAAAAGCATTTAAGGCGGAACTTAATAGGATAAGGGATCTCACAAGCAGAGCCTTTGATAATATGACAGCAGAGCCAGCTACTTCGGTAGACGAACTCATGAGGAGAAACTCAGACATTCGGGGTGAGGTTGAATCACTAAGAGCCGCGGACATCCCAGAGCAAGAAATACTTGAGTATTTCCAACCAGGGTCTTCTCAATCGGGGGCTTTCAGCTCTGACCTGAGCACGTCAAAAAACGGCTCTAACGTACTAGGACTTGGCAAGATTACAGGATTCGGCAGTAGCCTATGGGAACATGGACTAGATATCGACTTAAAGATAGGCGATCCTGTACCAACCCCTGTATCTGGAACGGTAGAGTTCGTAGGTGATAATGGTGGCTTTGGTAGGCAGGTACGCATTACGTCAGAAAACGGTAACTCCGTATGGCTCTCTCACTTAGACAGCGCAGGTGTAAGGGTAGGAGATCGGATAACGAAAGGACAGGTTATAGGTAGGGGCGGTAACACTGGTAAGACGATTAAAGGAGAAGGAGGTGATGGATCACACCTTGACCTGACAGTTAAGAAGCCTGATGGAACATTCGTATCACCTAGAGAGATCGCTAGACTATTAGGGCATAGAGCATAATATGGCATTAACACCAGAACGTAGACAGGAACTTGAGAGGATCAGTAATCAATCCACTGCTGTTTCAGGTAGCCTAACGCCACAGCGTCGGCAAGAACTACAAGGTATTATTGATAAATCTGATCGTACATTGACTCAGAAAGCATTAGACGTTGGTAGGGATATTGCACAACCATTAGCGAAGACAGTTGCTTCTGGTGTAGCTCCTATTGCGGCTACAGGTGAGTTGCTTAAAGGTGGTCCAGACGCACCAGCGCGCGCAGAAGAACAGTTGACACGAGAACGACGTACGGTATTTGGCAAAGCTAGACCAGTTGGTGTCTCACAAGAAACTGGTAAGGAGCTTCCTACTGGACGCGCTATTTTAGATATTCTTGGGACAGGTGCAGAACTTGGCTCACTTGCGGTTCCGGCTGGTACAGCAATAAAGGCGGGAACAATAGGTGCAAGAGCAATAAGCCCAGCATTGAGAGCTGGTGCACGTTTGGGTGCAACTGAAGGTGCATTGCAGTTAGGTGGGCGTGAATTACAACAACCAAGCGCAACGCCAGCCAGTGTAGCTGGACAAGCCGCACTTGGCGGAGCTGGTGGCGCTATATTTGGCGGAGCAGCTAGAGCGCTAGGCCGTTTAGGACGTGGTGCTGTTCGTGCAGAGGCTCCCGTGACAAAGCCTGCTATAGATGTAGCTGAACGTGGTGCAACATTTGCTACAGAGCAAGTTGGAAGATTACCATCACGCATTATTAATAGTGTAATTAGGCCAGCTAATAGGGCATTTAGTTTTGGTAAAAATCCTGGTAAGACTGTTGCTGAACTAGGCATCGTTGCTAATAGCATTGATGATCTTGGAAAACAAATTAAATCACAGCGATCTACAATAGGTGGACAGATCAGTGACCTCATTGCAGCCGCTCCAGCCACACGGTCAATTAATCGTAAGAGCATCATAGCGCCACTAGATGACGCCATTAGAAAAGCTGCTAGCGATGGTGAACAAGCATTGGTAACAAGATTACAAAATGTTCGTCAATCACTCACTACTATTAGTAGACTTGATCCAAATACTGGTAAAGTGGTTACAGTTGGTACGAAGAATCCTCGTATTACAGCTCAGGAAGCATTCGAGTTAAAAAAGAAGATTGGCAGTAGGTCTAAGTGGACAGGCCAGGCGTTTGATAATGATGTGAATCAGGCTACAGTTGCTGTATTCCGCAAACTGAAGGCGGAGATTGAGCGTGTTGTTGAGCCAAAACAACGAAAAGAGTTACGGAGATTGAATGGCATCTTTGGAAATTTGGTAGAAGCTGATAGTGCTATACAACGTAGGGTTGCAAACGCAGAGCGTGTAAATCTGTTATCACTACCTCAGATTGGTGTTGCAGGTGTAGGCGGTATAGCCGCAGGTGGTCCTGGTGCAATTATAGGGTTAGCATTAAATAAGCTGGCCGGTACAGTGGCATTTAAGACTCGCCTAGCCAAAGGATTACAGAGTGCTCTTGATTCGATGCCTGGACCAGATCAACAGGTAGCGGCAGAGCTACTACCAAAACTAGCACCAGCAATTGCTGAGCTATCTGAAAAAGAAGCATTCAAGTTTGTAGAAGCGTTACCATCAATCATTAAACTGATTCGCTTCGGTGTGCTTGATACGGTTGCCGAACAAACTACTCAGTAGTACAGAATACGCCGAGCAGGATTGCAAAGATTGCTACCGCTAATAGTTCCATAATAGTCCATTATAAACCATAAGGAGGTAAACTTGTCAAGTATGTCAACAGCGAAAACAATACTATCCTCTCAAACACTTATATCGTGGGGTCTTGTTGCGTCACTGTTGATAGCAGCAGTTTCCTATGGTGCTTTGCAGGCCAAAGTCAATACAAATAAGGATGAAATCTTGATGCTCAGAAGTCAGGTATCAATGATGGATTCTAAACTAGATCAATTGATAGGTTCTCAGTCAGTGGCAAAATACTAAGTCGTAAACAGATTATATGTTTAGACAATTCCTAGATAGATTCAGGGATAAACCGCCCAGTGGTTACGTTCCTGATCCGAGGGAAGATGACGAGCGTAACTTACAATACGCACCAATGGTGGCAGGAGGTGAAATCAGGCTTCCTATTAATGTTGATAAGTTTCCAAAGGTTGTTTACAACCAGGGGCGTACAACGTCCTGTACCACGCAGTCAACTTGTGGAGTGATTCTCAACGTTAGAAATAAACATCTATCACCACGTTACGCTTTTTATAGAATCAAAACAGATAAGAAATATGGATCGTCTCGTTTGGGTTGGGGAGCTTATGAATTGGACTCTCTTGTGCTACAAGTCAAAGAAGGGATCTGTGAGTACACGCTTGCACCGAATGAAAGAACACGCTCGGATGCCGAGTTCCTGGCGCTCAAGGTAGACCAGGAGATGAAGGAGAGTGCAAACAAGAACAGAGGTGGAGCGTACGTGCAGGTTGCATCACGCCATGACGACGCACTGAGTGCCTTTGACAAGATCGTGCAGTATCTGGGGACAGAGGGACGCCCAGTTAAGATGACGCTTAAATGGTATTCGGAGTATAATGGTGTTAAGGGTGGTGTCATACCTATACGTCCTCCAAAGGGTCGTTGGTTTGGTCACTCTATGCAAGTAGTCCAGGTTAAGATGATTAAGGGACATGAATACCTTGGTTGCAAGAACTCCTACGGTCCGTACAGCGGCGACAAGGGCATCGAATGGCTCCCTAAAGGCTTTACAGAGATAACTGGCTCCTTTGCTTATCTCCCGCCTGAGAGGGCCGTACAGCTCGAAGTTGCTCCTCCTAGATGGTCTGTTACTAAGGACGAACGTAACAAGCACAGAGAACGTGCTAACGCACAGGAACTAGAGAAGTGGTCCAAGAGGCTATGGTTCCCACTAGACGTACCAGAGAAGCCTAGAGAGGCGAATGTGAAGGGTCTAGCCATTATTGCTAGAGAGAAGCTGAAGATCATTAACGCACTCGTTTACTTGGGCTGGACAATGAAAGATGTAGGAAACCATGTGTACGCTCGGTCAAGAGGAAGAACGAAAACCAAGGCGTACAACCTTGATCTAACACGTAAGAAGGAATGATATGCCATTGGACAAAGGATCTGGAAAAAGGATTGTCAGTAAGAACATCTCTCGGCTCCGTAAAGAAGGTAAAGCACTCAAGCAGTCAATCGCTATTGCATTAACTAAAGCGGGACGTTCCCGTAAAAAGAAATAACTCTTATGGCAAAGTCTATGAGCAAACAATGGTTTAAGTCACGCACGGTGTGGGTCGGTATTGTAGAGTTCCTAATTGGTGTCGCTACTGTACTTGCAGCCTGGCTACAGGCCGGTGACTTCTCGGAGGCAGGGTTTGGGTTACTGGTAATCGGTGTACTTACAGTGGTACTGCGATGGCTTACAGATAAGCCGATCGCATTCGGTAAAAAGACTAATTAATCACTAGAAACCTATGTTCGAAGAAGTACAGGCTCCCGAAGAGGAAGTCGAAGCTCCTGTCGAGGCTAGCGAGGAAGCTCCTGTTGAGGAATCATCAGAGCCAGCTCCCGAGGAGTCCGAAAAGGTAGCAGAATAAAACAGAAGCAGCCCTTCGGGGCTGCTTTTGGTTCTAATAAGACATCTACTATATTGTATGGTTTTATAAAATATCTAACTCCATATACTCTTCCTCCTCCAAGGTTTTAACAGCCGGGTTGTCGTGTCATGTGGCCTCAGGCCTACTTCGTAGGAAGCGGCTCCCTCTTATTGCCGATCGCGATAAACTCAGCCTACTTCTGATTGTATAGTCTTACTCCGGCCCAAATTCCGAAGATGTACATGCCTAGACCGAAGATCATATACAAGGTGTCTGATGTTTCTACGGACATTGATGTCTCAAATAAGACGATGACGATACCGAGTCCCAATACGCTGAGTAGTATTGTTCCTAGTGTCTTGTTCTTCATATTAATATATACCTTTAGCATTATTTTCTAAGTGATGTAGTGACTTCTTGAGTGCTTGGGCAATGCCATCTAGACCTCTAATAGATTGCATGACTACTGCCCATTGCATCCCAACCTCCGATCCTTCTGCTAGGGCCTTGGCTGCAATACCATTGTTACCCTCTCGGATTAAGTCAGCCTTATACATGGCAAACTTAGCCTCTAGTTCCCCAGCGGCGTCCCGCAAGTCACTAGCTTCAGCAGTAACAAATAGTAGATATTCATGTGCATCTTTTGGAATGATTAGATGCGCTTCTTCCTTTAACCTACGTTTAATCTCCCCTATGGAGAGAACCCTGTCTGGTGTGTCCATATAGTTCTTTAGTTAAATCGTGCAAATTCTCCATGAAATTTTTTCACAGCATCTATGTATGCCAGCCTAGCCGAGAGCCTGTCTTCAAATAAGCCTAAATGGATTATCTTGGTGCCGGTCGCTATTGTTGCTCTCCACTTACTCGAGTGTTTATGCCAGGACACTCCCTTGATGCCAGATGTATTGTTTGACGGCTTCCTGGAATTTCTGCAATTCTGTGAATAGGTCGCCCACCTCAAGTTGGATCTAAGGTTATTCATAGGGTCACCGTCTACATGGTCTGATACGAATCCCTTCTTATACCCCATAATGAGGCTGTGAAGCCTTTCATTTCTTCCATCTATGCACGTCGCCGGATACCCTGCAGACATATACCAACGGCTTCTAATGGCCCATTTGTATACATCCTCGTCTACCAGCGAAAATGTGGAAGCTTTCAGGGTAGGAATCTTTACTGGCAATTTTCTGGCCATACTATGGGTTGAATCCGGTCTGCATACACCATATGTCTTGTAGTTGTTCTAAGAACTCTTGTGACTCTTCGGTCCTCCGGTGGCAATCTGAACAGAGGAGCATCAGATTAGCCTTGGTCTTAACGTGTTCGGGGTGAGTGCTGCGCTTGAATACATGATGGGCTTCTATGCCTCCTATGTTCTCATGCTTGGCGCAGTACCAGCATGACCTGTCCTGTCTCACAATTTAGGACATTCATGTGGATCATGATCGGAGCCGCAGGAGGTACACCCTTGGTTTTGCTCACACATTTTTTTGTTGTTTTTCTTTACAGCGCCTATCTTTTTCCAACGCCCGTACCTGTGGTCAGTATCCATAATGTATAGGTTTCTATTTGCACTCCCCTCTGTTAATAAACTTGAGTGAGAAGACATTACTGCTTACCTTAGCCAACAATCAGGTGTTTTTACGCTCTTCTATAGTCGGCTATATAAGAGAAGAATGTATAAGTTTAGGCGAATATTGGATAGGTTTTACTGGGGCGTATCATTCCCTCGTAACTTCGTTTGACAGGGTAGCAGTGAAAACACTCCTCCGGTTAAGCGACCCATCGGGATGCGCGCGCAAGACTACTTCGTCAAACGAAGATTGGAGAGAACGACTTAGCCCACGGCCATGATTCACATGTTTATCTAACGTCTTTGCTTTATTGTTCGTTAGCTTCTCCGCCTAATGATTTACTTCCTTCTGAGGTAACGTTGCTCCAAGTACTCCCACACGGCACGCAGGGTTCCTTCTCCCTGGTATACCTGCCTCATCGACCACCAAATGGACTCGGTACAGAAAGGGCAAATCTGTGTGTGGGCTGCGCCATCTTTCTCGTAGTCTTCCTTGACATACATCCAACCCTGACTGCACTGCTTACAAGTATATTCGTCCATATCAGTCTTTCAGATAATTAAGCTGTTCTCTAGTCGCTTTAATATGCATAGTCTGTGATTTCTATTTCGTCTTCGTCTAGTAACCACTTCTGAACATACTCTGTGATCCACTCATCATCTCCATCGCAAGCCATGAATACACAATCAGGTAGTTGTATCGTTTTATATACTCTATGAGATATACCACAGTCATCCACTTCGCCATCCCACTGTTCTGGGTCTACTGCCATTGCTCTTTCCTTTGTCCATTTACTCATACTTTACTTTTGTTTATACCGCACCTCCAGCAATTCCCAGTCTCTTTATCATACCAGTGCCGTTTCCAAGCCTTCCCCCAGACGTAACATCTACCGATTATTATACAGGTCATATCAGAAGAATCTATTAACTGATTTGAGTATCTGTTTAAGCTCTTTCTTGAATCCTCTGTCAAGTCGGTCATGTTCATCCTTTCTATATCTCGTGAGGAGGCTTGCCAATATATTCTTCTGCTTCTCATCTAGTGTTAAGCCCAGCTTCTTCTCAAGTCGTTCAATAAATATATATTGCATCATACTTTTATCTCTTCAAACTTACCTTCAATAAATACTTCGATTTAGTTTCTTAGAGAGTCTATTACATTTACTTCGCACCTGTAGGCTCTCGATTTTTCATTGCCCGTTCATTATGCAATTCCATCCAATGATCTGTACAAATGTTTTCTCCTGTGTTTGTTATAGCTCCGTCACAGCCGTCTACTTTGCATTTGTTATCTGACATATTAAAAAGTTATTGAATCAGCAGCTACCTCTGGTGCAGGGGCAACCTTAGCCTCCTCATCGTCTATAGCTAACACTAACCGAAAGTCTGGATGATTCTCCGCCTTCTTCTCATTAGGAAAGACCATTACGCGAACTCGTTCAGTACCCTTCATCAACTCATCCATTAGAGCCTTACGTGGATCTCGTGTAATACCGTCCTTACCAGTCCACACCTTGAGATCAAGGTTGCCTGATAGTTTGTGTTTCTTCTCTGGATCAGATCGCCAGAGTACGCCGATGTTATGGAATTGCATATTTAGAATCCTAATTCTTCTTTAACTGTTTTAGGTTGTGGCGTTTTACTAGCCGCATTACCGTCGTCATCCTCTGCCTCTAAGAGCAAGAGCGACTGAAGCGAGTAGCGTCGGAAGTAACTCACCGCACCTCCTTGCTTCTGAGGGTCTGCAAGCTCTGTTATTGGAGTCACCCATGATATAGACTCTCCTGATACCGGATCAGCAATAATGGTTGCTATGGCAGGTTTGTTCTCTAAGTGAGTTAGAGGTTGGAGAAGTACCAGACCGACACTGTCTAACACTGGCTTAATACACGCTATGTACTGATTTATGTCTGCATACTTTGATTTATAGAATGGATTCTCTGCGTTCTTGATGACAGCTCCCATTTCCTTTTGGAATTTTGCTAGCTTCGAATACACTTTTTGCATATACATTGATATTCGTATTGAATAAACCTTTTCATGCGAGAGATAAGCATAGGAGATGCACCATACTTCCTTGCTACTGCTGCTTGGGTCTGATTTCCAACTCTGATTTCCGCCCGAATTTTACAGGCTTGTTTTGGAGTGAACATTATGTTATGGGATTTCCTCCCCAGTTCTCTGAAGGCGTGCTTCCTGTTCTCGCTCCGCGTACAGATTTCCAGGTTATCTAGTCTATTGTTAGTCTTGATTCCATCTAGGTGGTTAACCTCCAGCCCGGTGGGATCACCCAAGAAAGCCTTAGCTACTAGCCTGTGAACATGGTCCCAACTGACTTTCCTGTCTGGGAGCCTACCAAAGACCAGCCGCTCATATCCTGAGTTTGTTATATGCGGACTCAGGACGTGCAGCGTATCGGCATTTCTCACCCTTCCAAAGTTACTCGCCTCATACCTCCTGTGGATTGTAAGCTTAGGTATGGCCCTCCAAGCTTCTTTTTCCATATTTAATTTATTACTTCTTCCTCCCGACACTGTGGGCATACACCCTCCTGTAGGTCATAGGAACCATTAGTACAGGTTGAGCATTGAACTGGATTAGGCATAGGCTTTCATGTGAGTGTCTAAGTCTTTGTGATACTCCTTTAACATTGTTAGGTGTAACTCATTCTCAGGATGTTTGATATGAGCTTTTATGCAGAGCATTGCTTCGGAGTTACTAGAAGCGTACGCCTTCAAGTCTCTTATATATGGTGCAGCTTCTCTTGCGTTCAGTCCGGCAGGTGTGAGGGTAATAGTTTCCATATTACCTGCCCCATTTGCCACACTGGTGACAGCCGGTGGATGAGTCTTTAGTACATTGGTGTAGGTAGGGACATGCCGAGGCTACTGTCTCCTCAATCTTCTGCTCTAGGATGTCTATCTTCTTAGCTGCTTCTTCAAACTCGTCTAGGGAGGCGTTGAACTGCTTTAGGGTGTAGGCTAGTTTGTGCAGTGGGTTGTGCTGAGCGCGGTAGAAGTCTGAGCGTGTTGCAGTTTTCATAAGTGCGGCTTATGGATTTATGTACTGAGTATAGCAAGGGTGGTGTACCCTGTCAATAGGCTAAGGTTAGTCACCAGATAGATAGTTATCCACCGCTGCTAGGATGATGGCTTTGATACTCATCCCTGTTTTATCCTTGTGTTCACGTAGTTTAGGCCGGATTCCTTTGGGTAAAGCAACCTGCCAGTAGTCGTCCCTGTTTTTATATGGCATAGTATATTCGTTTGTGGTACTATACCCTCATATCAAATAAAACACAAACATGAAACTGATCTGCGGTGATGCAATTGAAGAGATGAGAAAGATGGATGATAACAGTGTCGATGCTATTGTTACCGACCCTCCCTACGGTATCTCGTTCATGGGTAAGAAGTGGGACTACGACGTTCCAAGTGTAGACGTGTGGAAGGAATGCTTGCGTGTTCTAAAACCAGGAGGTCACTTACTATCATTTGCTGGTACTAGAACACAGCACCGGATGTGTGTGAATATAGAGGATGCAGGGTTTCAGATAAGAGATATGATCGCATGGATATACGGGTCAGGATTTCCTAAGAGCCATAATATAGGCAAGGCAGTTGATAAGATTGAGGGGAATGAGAGGGAGTATATAGGGAAGAATCCAGACGCAAGACCAAACAGCGAACATACGAACAAAATATTGAGTGGGGCAGTCTCACATCCCGATATAACCAAAGGCTCCTCACCCTGGGAAGGCTGGGGTACAGCTCTCAAACCTGCACTTGAACCTATAACACTAGCCAGAAAGCCATTATCTGAAAAGACTATCGCTAAGAATGTATTGAAGTGGGGGACGGGTGGATTGAATATAGATGGGTGTAGGGTTGGGACAGAAACTATCAAAGGACAGAAAGCAGGGCAAGGTTTCAATAATGTAAAAGGATTTGGTGTAAATACCAAACAAGGTGAAGAACAAGCTAAAGAATACACATCAACAGATACTCAAGGCAGATTCCCAGCCAACCTAATATTGACATATCCAGAGAACGAGTATATACTGAGTGAAAGTATAACTAATGAACAAAGAGAAAAAGCTCTTAAATGGATATATGAGAACGCCCAACACACAATGCAAAATATGCAAGAAACCTCTATACAGGACACCGAAAGACCTGAAAAAGTATAGTGGTGTTTGTTGTGCTGGTTGTAGGTCAGAGCTTTACAAGCAAAGACCACCATCTCCAAACCTTGAGCTGGGTAGAGAAAAAGGAACAAACCACTTAGAGGGAATACCAAAAAGTGAAACCCATAAAAAAAAGATGGAAAAGATAATGTCTAGGTGGTGTAAAGACAATCCAGACAAAGTAAAAGCAAGGGGAGAAAAAAATAGGGGAGAGAATCACTACAGGTGGAAAGGTGGTGTAAGCAGATTAAACTCAGCAGTTAGGAGATTACCAGAGAATAGAAAATGGTCACTAGCAGTAAGAGAGAGAGATAAAAAATGTGTGTGGTGTGGTACAAAAGAAAACTTAAACGCAGACCATATAATTCCACTCGCTGAGCTTTTAATCAAACACAACATTATAAATAGGGAGCAGGCAAGAGGGTGTAAAGAATTATGGGATATAAACAACGGACAGAGTTTATGTCAAAAGTGTCATTGTAAAAAAGATAATCGTAAATATAGCCCAGATGGGTCAGGGCGAAGACAAAAATATGCTAACAATAAATGAAAAACTATATAACAAAATGCCAGACGAGGTGAAGTCTTGTTTTAATGAACTCCCCAACGCAGAGCGTGATGAGGTGCTGGATTTGTTTCCGGTGACGAAGAGTGGTGGTGGAAAGCGTAGACCTAAAGACTGGAATACAGATGTATATGGAATGAATGGTAAGGCAGATGACTATGAAATGGAAGCCAATTCAGGCTCAGCCTCACGCTTCTTTTACTGTGCGAAAAGTTCTCGGAGTGAACGACAGTATATTGACGAGAACGGAGAAACAAAACAATCGCATCACCCGACTCATAAGCCTATCAAACTAATGAAATACCTATGTAGACTAATCACTCCTACAGGTGGAACAGTCCTCGATCCATTTATGGGGTCAGGTAGTACAGGTAAGGCTTGTAAGCTAGAAGGCTTTGACTTCATAGGTATAGACTTAGAGCAGGAGTATGTAGATATAGCCAAAGCAAGATGCACAGAATAGAAATACCAATGACACCAACTCCCAAGGGCCGCCCACGTGTTACAAGGAGTGGTCATGCTTATACACCTAAGAAGACCCGTGAAGCCGAGGAAGAGATGAAGTGGCACCTCTTATCACAATGGAGACAGAAGCCCCTCACAGGGCCTGTCAGCGTCATTCTGAGGTTCTACATGCCTATACCCAAGAGCTACTCTGCTAAGAAGCGTAAGACACTAGATGGGACAGCGCATATCAAACGTCCAGACTGGGACAATTGCGCAAAAATGGTTTGCGATTCTATGAACGGACTTGTGATAGCGGACGACTCCCAGATATGGCAATGCACTACGTTGAAGCAATACTCATTTGACCCGCACATTGAAATAGAGATCCTATGACCTGGTACTTAAAGAGAGTCGCAGCCCTTCTCGCAGTCATCGCTGTTGTTATAATAATTGGAGTAATAAAGATGTTATTGATATGACTAAAGGAGAATCAGACCAGTTTGAAGCAGCGCTTTGCGAGTATAAGCTAGCTCAGAAGTGGGCCATAGAAGATAACTCTAGAATCGGTTATGAATTATATGACTCAGTTCAGGAAGAAATAGCTGATTTATACACAGCCTTAGAACGTGTAGTGTTCGGTACAATGTGATATGATGAGCCGGCTTGAAATTAAATTGTGCATGAATAAGAAACACTTGCTAGGTTTCAGGATACGGGTAACGATCCCGTCGGCTCGCACAATAGCCGCAAGCGTCCTGAGACCCAGCAAGTTTTTGTTATGAAAAATAGCTTATGAAAAGTGAGCCGTATAACCCAGACGATCCGACCATCTGGTACAACAACCCCGAACTCAAGGAGAAAGTTGAGACTATCATTAGCGAGTTTGGAGAACCGTTTTTGACAACCAAATCAGGAGAACTCTTGTACGAGCACTGTGTCGTCCTGCCAACCTTTAGGGATCAAAATATCTATGAAGAAGAATAAACCAGAAGCTAATTACTTCTTTGTAAACCGAAACCTTCTCCACTCCGATCGTTGGCTGTCAGAACCGTTTACTAGAGGGCAGGCTTGGATTGACTTATTTGGCTTGGCCCAGCACTCAAGAGGGTTCTTTCGCGTTCGAGGCATCCGAGTCGATGTAAGAAGAGGGCAGTTGGCTTACTCTCAAGTATCATTGGCCAAAAGATGGAAGTGGTCGAGAAATA